ACTCCAACTAGGACTGTGACACCATCTCAAACTCCATCAAACACACCTTCTAATACACCTAGTAATTCTATAACTCCATCAAGAAGTCCATCACCAACACCTTCTAACACACCTAGTAATTCTATAACTCCATCAAGAAGTCCATCAAGAACTCCTAGTGTATCTGCCACACCATCAAGGAGTCCATCACGGACACCATCACGGACTCCTAGTATTTCTATAACTCCATCAAGAAGTCCATCTCCAACACCTTCTAGAACTGCTACACCATCTAGGACTCCTAGTATTTCTATAACTCCATCGAGGAGTCCATCACGGACACCATCACGGACTCCTAGTATTTCTATAAGTCCATCACGGACACCATCTAGAACCGTTACACCAACGAGGACACCTTCTAGAACTGCCACACCATCAAGGAGTCCATCACGGACACCATCTAGGACTCCTAGTATTTCTATAACTCCATCAAGAAGTCCATCTCCAACACCTTCTAGAACTGCTACACCATCTAGGACTCCTAGTATTTCTATAACTCCATCGAGGAGTCCATCACGGACACCATCACGGACTCCTAGTATTTCTATAAGTCCATCAAGGAGTCCATCACAGACACCATCACGGACTCCTAGTATTTCTATAACTCCATCGAGGAGTCCATCTCCAACACCTTCTAGAACTGCTACACCATCTCGAACACCATCACAGACACCATCACGGACTCCTAGTATTTCTATAACTCCATCAAGGAGTCCATCACAGACACCAAGTAGGACACCGGCTATTTCACAAACACCATCAAAAAGTCCATCACCAACTCCATCACGGACACCACCCATTTCACAAACACCAACAAGGAGTCCATCACCAACTCCATCACGCACACCATCACCATCGGTAGCAGTTCAATATACCGTATATGATGTTACTTTACAAGGTTGTGATTTCGGCGTTTGTTTTGATCTTTCAACAACAACTGTATCAGTTTTTAAAGGAACTTTATCATCTGGTAATTATTATCTTTCATCAACGATAGGTGTATTTCGTGTAGATTTTGGTCCTTATACAACATCAACACCTCCAGATTGGGCAAGTATATCGTATAGTGATGTAACGGGAAATCAAGATACATATTGTTGTGCATAAAAATAAATTATAATTTATGGATTTGAGTAAATACGATAACTTAACATCACAAAATAAAGGAATATTATTAAATCTTATTCCAAATGAAATTAATGCTAATTCTTTTAGAATAGAAAAACATATAAATCCAAAGCAAGAAAAGTGGATATTATATGGAATTGAACAATTGGGGGGAGTAAGAAAACTAATTATTTATTCTCATGATGAAATTTCATTTATAACAAATTACTGCTCAGATATATTAGATAAAAACTTTAATTCAGTATTAATTGCAGGATTGGGAATGGGAATATTACCATATGTTTTAAAAAATGAATCCAAAGAAGTTGATGTTATAGAAAATAATCAAGAATTAATAAACACAATTGAATCTTTTGGTTATCTAAATGGGGTCAATATTTTAAATCAAAATGCTTATAACTACACTCCAATAAAAAACTATGATTGTATAATAATTGATATATGGACTGATATAGAATCCACATCATTAGTGCAAGAAATAAACAATTGTATCTTTAAATATGTTCCTTTTTTGAATCAAAATGGATTTATATATTTTCCAATCAACAAAGTAAATGGACAAACTATTTGGAACTACGATACGGATATATACAGTTTAACACCACCAGCAATAGTACAACAACATCCACTCACCACACCGACTATATAAAAACCAAATTAAAAATGCCTAAATTATTGTTTTGGAAATAAAAAATATATTTATTGACAGAATTTTCAATTAAAAAAATAAAGCAATAAAAAAATGGCAGAAAAAATAGTATCACCAGGCGTTTTTACTAGAGAAAACGACCTATCGTTCTTAGCACAGGGTGTTGCTAACATTGGAGCGGCTTTCATAGGACCGTTCAAAGAAGGACCTGTAGTCCCTACAGTAGTAAACTCACAAGCAGAGTTTGAAACTCTTTTTGGTGTTCCAGACGGAACCTATTACACCCCAATCGCAGTTCAAAATTATTTAAGAGAATCAAGCGTAGCTACAATTTGTAGAGTAGCAGGTTTGGGTGGATATACTGAAAAAAGTCCACTTTTATTAACTGTTACACATAGTGGATCAGTATCAGCATCGCTAGGTATTATATTTTCTACAAATAGTAATTTATCGGGTTCAACAGGAACAACAATTACCGATGCAGGATTTGGTGATTTCATTATTAGTAGTTCCTTCTTAGGTGTAAATGCTACATCATCACTTGATTCCGAAGATGCAAATGATATTGAATCACTTTTTGGAACAAATCCATTAGGAACAAAAGGTGGATATGTATATGGATTATTTAAAGAACATTCTATACCATTCACAAGTGAATCAGTAGTAAGTGCAACTGTTTTAGGTGATCAAGATTTCACATTTGATGCACAAGAAGCAGTAACTCCAACTATTCAATCTCAATTGATTAGTGGTGAAAGACATAATTTGTTTAAGTTTTACACATTAGGTGTTGGTAACGTAGCAAATACAAAAGTAAAAATAGGTATTACAAATATCAAACCAGCTGGTTCAATTGCAGGTTCTGATTATGGTACATTCTCTGTATTTGTTAGACAATTTTCCGATACCAATAAGAAAAGAACAATTCTTGAACAATTCAATAACGTAACTTTGGATCCAAATTCTCCAAACTACATAGCAAGAGTAATTGGTGATAGAAGTAGAGTAATTAGTACAGAAGGTAAAATTTCTGAATACGGCGATTGGGCAAATCAATCAAGATATATACGTTTGTGGAATAGTAATGATGCAGGATATAAGAACGCAAATGAAATCCCTGTACAAGCAGTTCCATTCGCACACGCAGCATATCAGTTACCAATATCAGCTTCAGCTGCACTGAATGCAATGATACCAACAGCAAGTTTTGTAACAGCATCTGCAACACAATTTGGTGGTTTAGATTTGGATAATAACGATGATAACTTGATATACTTGAAACCAATTCCTGCAGGAGCAACTGTTGGAGCAAATGGTGCATACTCACTTGATACAACCGATGGTGTTTCATTGACAGTTTCTACCGATTTATCAAAGAGAAACTTCATAGTATGTTTCCAAGAAGGATTTGATGGTATGAACCCAGCAACCGTAATAAATTTAGGTGATGATATTGTTGCCGGAAATTCACAAGGATTTGATTTATCATCTTCAACATCAAGTGGTTCATTGGCTTACGCAAAAGCAATAGCAGCACTTTCTAACGCAGATGAGTTTGATATCAATATGGTAGCAACTCCTGGTGTTATTAGAAGATTACATCCAGCAATTGTAACAAGTGTGTTGGAAATGTGTGAAAATAGAGCAGATTGTTTCTATATTATGGATTCAACTTCTTGGAGTGATACACCTGCACAGGCAATCACACAAGCATCAGCAATTGATTCAAACTATGTAGCAACTTACTATCCATGGGTTAAGACTGTAGATATCAATACTAACAAATTGATACAAGTTCCACCATCAGTATTACTTCCAGGTGTGTTCGCAGCATCTGATAATGTATCGGCTGAATGGTTCGCACCAGCAGGTTTGAACAGAGGTGGTTTGTTGGGAGCAGTTAGTGTTCAAAATAGATTAACTCAGGCTGAAAAGGATGATTTGTATGAAGGTAAGGTAAACCCAATCGTTCAGTTCCCTGGACAAGGTATTGTGGTATTCGGACAGAAAACTTTACAAGATAGACCATCAGCATTAGATAGAATCAACGTAAGAAGATTGTTGTTGACAGTTAGAAAGTTCATCGCATCATCTTCAAGATATTTGGTGTTTGAACAGAATTCAGCTGAAACAAGACAGAGATTCTTACAAATTGTAAACCCATACTTAGAATCTATCCAACAAAGACAAGGTCTTTACGCTTTCAGAGTTGTAATGGATGAAAGTAATAACACTCCGGATGTAATTGATAGAAACATTCTTAAAGGTGATATTTACTTACAACCTACAAAGACTGCGGAATTCATAGTTCTTGACTTCAACATTCTCCCAACAGGAGCAACTTTTGAAGGATAATTTAAAAAGTATATATTTATAATAAATAAAACGTAAAGTAAAATGCCACAAATATTAGATTTTCAAAAAATATTCTATACACAGTTTGAACCGAAGCTGGCTCACAGATTCATTATGGAGATTGATGGTATAGAATCATATCTTATAAAGACAGCAGCTAGACCAACTTTTACATCTGAGATAGTTGAATTAGACCATATCAATGTAAAGAGAAAAGTAAAAGGTAAGTCAAACTGGGAAAACATAACCATCAGTTTATACGATCCAATTGTTCCATCAGGAGCACAACAGGTAATGGAGTGGGTAAGACAATCTCACGAATCATTAACGGGTAGAGATGGATACGCAGCGTTCTACAAAAAAGACCCTGTATTCTACGCACTCGGACCAGTTGGTGATAAGATTGAACAATGGACATTAAAGGGAGCATTCATAGTAAATGCAAACTTTGGTGAAATGGATTGGTCAAACGCAACAGATCCAGTTAGTATTGAACTAGAATTAGCATACGATTACGCAATTCTTGAATACTAATAGTAATAAAAATAAAAAAAGAAAGGGGAGTAGAAATACTTCCCTTTTTTATTTTTTGAAATTCATATACTTATAATAAACAAACAAAAGTTATATTACTATGGAACAAAATGTAGAACAACAAGTTACAAGAGGTTTAGCGCAAACAAAAGCAGAATCACCTATTCCTACTCAAACTCAAACAAAATCTTATCCATTCGCAACAGAAGTTATTACTTTACCATCAGAAGGTTTAGTTTATCCAGAATCAAACCCATTAGCAAGAGGTGAAGTAACATTAAAACTACTTACTGCAAAGGAAGAGGATATTTTAACATCAACAAATCTAATTAGAAAAGGAATTGTTTTGGATAAACTATTAGAATCAATAGTAGTAGATTCCGATGTTAATATCAATGATTTAGTAATTGGTGATAAGAATGCAATATTAATTGCAGCTCGTATTTTGGCATTTGGACCTGAATACAAAGTTACAGTTACCGACCCATCGGAAAATGAACCTGTTGAAGTAAATGTTGATATGTCTAAATTGAATACAAAAGAAATAGATTTATCAAAATTAAATAGAAAAAATGAATACGACTTCACTCTACCTAAATCAAAAGTTCCTATCAAGTTCAAAATAATGACGCATGGTGATGAAGTAGCAGTTTCAAAGGATATTGAAGCATCTATGAAGATAATGAAGCAGGGAAATGATATACAGGCCCGTTATAGAAGATTAATCATAGAGGTAAATGGAAATAGAGATGCTGGTTACATCAGTAATTTTGTAGCAAACCAATTGTTGGCAGCAGATTCAAAATCATTAAGGAAGTATATGAATGAAATTACTCCTGATGTGGATTTGAAATTTGATTATACATCTCCATTTACTGGCGAAACGGAGGCGCTAAAAGTCCCAATAGGGGTTGACTTTTTTTACCCTACCGAGTGATTACGGAGTTTACCTACACAAGAAAATATTTAGTATGATATACTCATCCAATGGAGGATTCAATTGGAGTGATTTATATTATATGCCCACACATTTAAGAGAATTTTATTGGAAAGAATTACTTGCTGCAAAAGATGCCGAAAAGGAAATGTATGCCAAAGCAAGTAAGAAAGGAAGTTCAGGTTCTTCAATAGCAAGAAGAAGATAAACTTATTTATATTATATTTATAGTATAAAACATTAGTATTATGCCTATATTAGTAGAAAAGAATGTATTTCAAAAACTATTCAATGCCTTTTTAGGTGCCAAATCTCAAAATAAAGAAAAAGAATTTATATCTAAAATAAAACATGCAGATCCTGGATTAGCAAATGCATTTTCAAAAATAGATGATATTTTAATAGATAGATCATTATCATTGAAAGCAACAATGGAAAAATATGGATTAGATACATCCGATATTGATAATTGGTTTAAAAAATAT